ATACGTCTGGGTATGGGTTAGCCATAGCGGCCTCTACCTCCGATGCAGGAGCGCTAGAGGTTTCTGTAACGGGCGCAGCCAGCACTAACCTAAAATGGGTTATTGATATACAAACTACAGATGTGGATTACGCCTAATGGATAAAAGAACCGTGCACTCCGCACATCAACGTATTGATGGATTGGAGAAAGAAATCGTGGCTATTAAAACTGAGATGGATATACAGTTTAAAGACTTGTTTAACCGCGTCAAACGCCTTGAGGCTATCCTAATTGGGGCTAGCGCTTTTATTATTGCCCTTCTTTTGCGCATGAATATGATGGCCTAATGTTCTGTTCGCTCACTGCAATGTTAGTGGGTGTTTATACTTACGGCGGGTTATACACCGCCTGCGTTTATAGATGCCCTAGAGAGGTATCTCACTTCTATTATCATTACCCCCACGTTATACGTGTGCCTTACAATAGTGGATGCCCTGTCTGGGCCAAGGTAGGTGAACGTGTATGATAGATCCATTTACAGCACTAGCGGCGGTAAAATCTGCTGTTTCTGCGGGTAAGGAACTCGTCAACGTCACTAAGCAAATTGGTGAATTTTTTGACGGTGTGGACGATTTACGCGCTGCCCATGAGAAAAAGAAAAATAGTCTGTTCTCAGGATCTGACGAAAATGCGATGGAAACTTTCGTAAACTTACAAAGGGCAAAGGATGCAGAAGAAGAACTACGTCAAATCGTGATTGCAACCAGAGGCTTTTCGGCTTGGGGTGAACTGCAAGCTATACGTGTACAAGCTAGGAAAGACCGCAAGGCAAAAGCAGGAGCAGAGCGGAAGCGCAAAGCAAAGATGGTTGAGCGCATTATTGTTTATGGCGGAGCTATTATTATTGTTTCGATTATGATTGGGATCACTGTTGTTATAATTTTAGCTAAACAGGGGCGTATATAATGGTTGATGGTGTATCAGGAGTGGGTAATGCGCCATTTAATGTGGGTAGCGATATCCATGAACAAACGCGTGCACGCGAGCGCATAGAAACTCATCTTGTGGAACAGCGTGTAGAGAAGGAGCACAGAAGTAACCACAGTCATTTAGAAGCTCTAACAAAGCAAAGATTGGACTTACAGGAAAGTTATGATAGGTTCGGACGCAAGACCAATGCGGATAGACCGCAAGGCACGAAGTTAAACATAGAGGTGTAACATGGCAAATACCTTTGAAAAGATTCTGCAATACAAGCTCATGCCACGTTTTATGATGGTTGTTATGACGATTATGTATATCCGTGTTATCGAGTGGGGGATGAGTTTGGATGACTTGTCAACACAGCAATCTGCGATGATTTCAGTGGTCAGTGGAGCTATGACGGGTACGATAGCTGTGTGGTTGGGGTCTGAGAAATGAGTATTTTCACCGCTGCATTAGGACCGATAGCCAACCTTGCAGGGTCTTGGTTACAAGGCAAAGCTGATAAAAACGCCGCTGCAGCAGAACTAAAGTTAACCGAAGCCAAGGCAAAAGCCCAAATACTTTTGTCTGAGAAGACCAGCGTTGCTGACTGGGAACGCATCATGGCAGAGGGTGCCAAGTCTAGCTGGAAAGACGAGTGGTTCGTTGTAATCCTGTCTATCCCATTGATTTTATGCTGGATTCCGGGCGCGGAAGGTTGGGTTGACCGTGGGTTTGCGCAGCTTTCCAAAGCTCCGGACTGGTATTTTTACAGCCTTGGAATTGCAATTTCAGCCAGTTTTGGTGTGCGCGGGGCACAGGCATTTTTTAAGAGGAAGTGACATGAGTTTTAAATTAAGTCAGCGTAGTTTAGACCGTATAGAAGGTATAGATGAAGAACTATATACCTTAGTCCGTACGGCAATACATAACACGCCATATGATTTTGGTATTCCGCATCTTGGTGGGTTAAGAACCATAGAAGAGCAACGTACCTTAGTAGAGTCTGGGGCATCAAAGACCATGAAGAGTAAGCATCTGGATGGAATGGCTTTTGATTTTATGGTGTTTTTAGGTCCAAAAGTTTGTTGGGAGCTTCGGTTCTATGATGATGTAGGTGACGCGATTGTGAAGACCGCTAGGGACATGGGCATCAAGCAACTTAAATGGGGAGGGGCTTGGCACATTGATAATATACTAGAGTGGGATGGCACAATGCTAGATGCATATAATGACTACGTGGATGTTCGCCGCAAGCAAGGTCGTACGCCTTTTGTAGACATGCCCCACTTTCAAAAAGGATAAACTCATGCGTGTAGAAAATGAATCTAAAACTTTAGAAAACGGTGCTGTAGATCCTGCGCATGTAATACATCAAGTGTGTGCTGCGTGCGGGTACGACCTAGATGAAGCAGAGTTAGCTGCAGATACCTGCGCTGATTGTGAAGCACCGCTTAACCTAAAACAACATGTAGCCATAAGCGTTACTACGTTTCCCCCAGTATTCGCTGAAACATCATAGGTGCAACATGCCGTTCCAAAAACTTCTTTTTAAAGCGGGTATTAACGACGAACGTACAAGCTATTCTTCGGAAAGTGGTTGGTACGAAGGTGATAAAGTGCGTTTTCGCCAAGGGTTCCCCGAAAAAATAGGTGGTTGGAACAGGATATCTACGTCTACATTCCAAGGTGTATGTCGTTCGTTGTGGAACTGGGTCACCCTAGCAGGGTTTAACCTTGTGGGGGTTGGCACCAACTTAAAGTTTTATTTGGAACAGGGGGGCGCGTATAACGATATAACCCCTATCCGTGCTACTACGACCAACGCGGCCACTTTTGCAGCTACTAACGGTAGCACCACCATAACAGTAACAGATAATAGCCACGGTGCATCTGTTAATGACTTTGTTACTTTTAGCGGTGCAGCTTCGTTGGGTGGCAATATAACTGCTATCATACTAAACGCAGAGCACCAGATAACGGAAATAACCAGCGGTAACACATACACTATAACGGTATCTGCTACGGCTAATGGCTCAGACACAGGAAACGGTGGGGGTTCAGTAACCGCAGCATACCAAATAACTACAGGTCAAGCATCAGTTGTACCCCTCACAGGCTGGGGCGCTGGTACTTGGGGCGGGGGTACTTGGGGTAACGGTCTTGCTTCTAACGAGGCTGTACGACTTTGGAGCCAATCAAACTTTGGTGAGGATCTGTTGTTCGCTGTTCGTGGCGGTTCTATATACTACTGGGACGCTACAAGCGGAGTATCTAGTCGCGGCGTAGAATTATCTTCACTAGGAGGTGCATCAAACGTACCAACTGTTCAAAATTTGCTTTTGGTATCTGACATTAACAGATTTGTGTTTTGTTTCGGGTGCAATAACCAAGGTAGTGCTACGCAAGACCCCATGCTCGTGCGCTGGTCAGATCAAGAAAGCGCTGTAAACTGGACCCCTGCATCTACAAACCAAGCAGGTGGACTTAACCTATCCCGTGGAACTGAGATTGTAGCCGCCAAACAGGCTCGTCAGGAGGTTCTAGTTTGGTCTGACTCTGCGCTGTATTCTATGCAGTATGTGGGAGCGCCTGCAGTATGGGGTGCACAGCTTGTTGGGGATAACATATCTATTGCTTCTCAAAACAGTGTGGCCTTTGCCAACGGTGTTGCTTACTGGATGGGTAAAGATAAGTTTTATAAGTATGATGGTCGTACACAGCCGCTACGGTGCGATGTAAAGCGCCACATATTTAATGATATAAACACATTACAGTATGACCAGTTTTTTGCGGGTACAAGTGAAGCGTTTCATGAAATTTGGTGGTTCTACTGTTCCACAGGGCAAACAAATATTGATCGTTACGCCATATATAACTACCTAGAAGACACTTGGTACTACGGTTCTTTAGGGCGCACAGCGTGGTTAGACTCCGGTCTTAGGAATTTTCCACTTGCAGCTACCTACTCGAATAACTTGGTCAACCATGAAGATGGTATTGATGATAACGAGACGGGGGCCAACTCAGCAATTACAGCCAGCATATCCTCGTCACAGTTTGATATTGGTGATGGGAACAGGTTTGGGTTAGTGAGCCGCGTGCTGCCAGATATGACTTTTAAAGGCTCTACGACAGGCGCACCCGCAGCCACTCTTACACTGCAGCCTATGGCAAACTCAGGATCGGGATATAATAGCCCACTATCTGAAAGCGGGAATAGTAGTGGTACTGTAACACGCAATGCTACGGCCCCAATAGAACAGTTTACTGAAGAGTTGTACGTACGTGTTCGCGGACGCCAGATGGTGCTAAAAGTAGAATCTACAGCGCAAGGAGTTATGTGGCAGTTGGGTACACCACGTTTAGATACTAGGCCAGATGGACGGCGCTAATGGCTAACGAGATTGACCAAGTTGACCCACCTGCGCTGCCGCTAGCACCTACTGTGTATGACAGGCCATTTACGGATCAGCAAAGTAACGTTTTACGTTTGTTTTTTAGACGCCTCACCAACGTACTTACAACGTTAACGTCTACGGATGTTGGGGGTAAATTTTTGTATAACCCTTGTGCAGCGTTCTATAGTACGCAGGACCAAACAGCTTCGTCTACGAACACAGGGTACGCAGTTACATTTAACAATACTTCATATAGCAGTGCAATCACACTATCAAACAACAGCAGAATAAACGTACAAAACCCCGGTATATACAAGTTTGACGTTACACTGCAGTTAGAACACAATAACGCTAGTGAGACGCCTGTAACTGTCTGGGAGCAAAAGAACGGTAGTGCGATAGCGTATTCGGGACATATGTTCGATGTAAAAGGTAACGATGACTACGTTATACACTGGAGCTTTACCGTCTCCTTGGTAGCAAATGACTACATAGAGGTCTATTGGTCAACAGGCGACACTCAGCTAAACTTACACACAGAGGCTGCTACGTCACCACACCCCGGTATACCGTCAGCATCTATAGACATCTCCTTTGTAAGTAACGTATAATAAAAGCACCCTCAACAGATAGGTGCAAAATGGACTTTATAGAACTATTCGACGCTTGCGTCCGCGAAAATAAACCGCGTTTAGATAAATACACTAAACCCAAATCATTAGATGTAACCCTAAAAGAAGAAGACATTGGACTAGATAGCCTAGATGTAACGCTTACATTAGTAATGTTGTCAGATATATACGGGCTTCCAGAGACGGATGACTTTAATATCCCCGTTGAATCGCTTCAGGCTGTGCACGACTACATGCAGAAAAACAAAAAACGCGATTTTGACTCCGTAGAAGCTGCTATGGAGACTGTTACATGATCTATATGACACATTGTGAAACACTGTGTACTACGGAAAGAACTACCTACGAAGACATAGCGTTTCCGCAGAGTGTACACATTATAAAAGACACTTTTAGACGTGCTAAATCAGGACTATTCTACCCTCCGCACAAAGCGTTTGACAAAGTTATCCTACAGAAAACAATAGATTATGTTGTGGACAACCCTGTTGCGGGTAAGACAGCCTTCCTGTTTGCTGCTGGTAGTCAGGGCTGGATGGGTACGAGTGGGCGATACGACCGAAATACAGAAGCCGAGTTACACTACAAGACCAAGATACCGTTCCTTACGCTCACCAATATCTACGCGGGGCGTATCGCTAGTATATTCCATGTACATGACCATGTATCTACGGACGCTAGCGCCTGCGCCTCTAGTTTAAAAGTGCTTATGGATATGCAGAATTTGTTTTGGCATTACGGGTTTGATAGGGTCATTGTCTTGGCGGGTGAGGATTCTGTGTGCATACCTTCGCTAGAGTTTTTTGGGGATGCCAAGGCTAG